TAAGCGAGACCGCTGTTCGCATTCGAGTTGTTGCCGGACCGCAAAACACAACGGCCTCGGCTTCCACTTATCCAAAATCCTGCTGCATAATGTGTTACATACATACTTGTATCTCCCTTGTGTACTCTGCTGGGCAATACATCGCACTTGGCACCATGTACTATGCGCACGACACAATTTCCATTGGAAGCGTCAACTGTTTTAACAGTCCGTTCGGTTTTGTTTACGGGGTCATAAATATGCGCTGTATAATCTATTGGATATGAACTGTCGTTCTCCGTGCATTTTGCCTTGTAGAACGCTTCATAGCTCGGCACATTAAAAGCGATATAGTCCATCCATTCTGAATCACAACCCACATAATGCTTCAATCCAAGTATGGAGTTGAGCGTATTGCCGGTATTATTGCTGTCAGCCATGCCGATGGAATCCAGTTTATTCAGAATGCTGTCATGTCCGCCATTGCCCACAACCGACTGTTCGTTGGTTGTTCCGCTCAAAGCCCACCATAGATTGCTAATCTCTTTATGCTGTTCGTAATCCTGCAACTGATAGCCAACTCCACGTAAGCGGCAGATGTTTTGGAAATCCTTTGCCGTGTAATTCAAACCGCCGATAGGCATCTCAATAGGATTACCCTCACTGTCGTATTTCCATTCGTTAGATGTAACGGACGTCCCGTTGCCTTTCTTCGAACGTATATCACCGGAAAGGCTGCGTGGCATCTTCAAACCGTCAACGGTAATAGGATATACACCGACCAGACTGTCGTTGTCGCCAACCGTGTGTTCGGTCCATTCAGGTTCTATGGCTTCAATACTGCTGCTGTCTACAACAAGGCACTCTATGTCGCCAATGTCACGGAAAGAAGTGAAATAAAACCATTTTGCACCGTTAGGTATGTCACAGAACACATAATCACCGATGTTGAAGTCAAAATAGGTATGGCTTACAGACATGATGAACGTACTGAGCACACGGTTGTTTTCGTCAGTGAACACGCCTCCAAGCCGGGCATGGTTCAGACCGGGCCATCTTACCTGCTTCATTCCTCTCACATCCATCTTGTAGCTGTTCGTATTGGATGCGGTGGTTATGACATCCTCGCCTATGACTTCACCGACAACGGCATCAATCGCATACACTCCGGTATTTTCCATATATAGCAATTCCGACAACAGGGATTTTCTGCTATGCAATGCAGTTGAGAGCGGTTCGGTCTCTGTTATAGAAGGGAAAAAATACTTTACTTGGTTCTTGTAGTCGTTCACTCCCTTGTACCAATGGTGCGGAGCATGCCAGAATATATCAAAGCCCTCTCCGGCGGTGTCCGTTATGTCAAAGCTGCTGCCGTTTTTCAGGTAGTTGAAATCCGTATCGCTTAACTGCACGCCTTCCATCTGGTTTTTCTTCGTGTTGAATGAGCATTTATAGGCATGGCATCCTTTCTTGATGGCAAGGGTATGCCCGCTTGGAATATATGTGTTGCCATAATCCGCCCCCGTCTTATTTTCGGGATTGCTATACTTCTCACACGAATCATTGTCTACCGTATCGCTGATTTTCACAATAGAGAACTGCGAATTATGAAGTTCAAGTTGGGGAAAATACCGGACAAGCTCTTCGATTTCGTTCTGCTCTATCAGTTCGACCAATATCCATCGTCCGGTTATTCCGCTACACTGTCCTTTTTCATCGTACGCATTACCATTCGCATCCAATCCTATAGCCCCACCGTTTTTTATGGAACGAAGCATTTCAACACTCGCCGTAGCATTTACGTTGGGAATACGGACGGTTTTCAATTCACTTGCATTGACCACCTGTTCCAACAGAGTCATCGTATCAATATACGGACATTCATTCACGAATATTTTTGTAACCTTACTGACACCACCAAGAGAAAGCCCGCCGGGATAAGTCAGATTAGGCAGATTGTTCAATACAAGTTCAGTGATAGTACCGGGAAGGGCAAGCGTACTTATCGGAGAAGTTTCAGCAAACGTTATTGCAGACAAAGAAGTATTATCGGCATGCACACTCTCCATTCGTGGACACTTTGAGCAATTGACGGTTATAATTTCCGTGTTTCGAATATCCAATGTAGTGAGAAACGGCATGTCTCCTAAATCCAAATTGGTAAGAAATCCGGTGTTTCCGGGCGACATTTTCCATTCCTTATGATTTTCACTACCGAGATACAGTTCCTGTAGCAACGACATTTTTGAAAGGGTATTCCCGAATTGAGGGTCAATACTTACTTCACTTAAATCTATCATGCTCATGCGGTCTGCCTGATATATGTACAGCATGATGTTTTCCCCATGCTGGAAATCTGTGAATGTACCGCTTTCCCCTGCCTTCAGAAAGATTCCCTGTGTAATGTTTCCACTATCGTTACCGATACCGAAATACCCACTCTTGGCCGCTTTAAATCTGATGACTGCACCTTCTTTTGCACCGATACGTCCACCAATATAACCGCTTTCCGCCTTGAAATCCCCACAGCGGTAGTATCCGTCACGGATGCGCCAGCGTTGTTCTATAAAAGCGGGAAGAGATGTCAGCCCCAGTCCTTGCAATGCATAGAAATAGAGGTCGTTGTATCCTGTATATTTGATATACTTCCGTTCTCCGTCATAACTTGAAACAACCTTAGGCCATTTTTTCATTATCTGTTTTACAAAATAATAGTCAGCTCCCTTGGGAGAAAACGGTCCGGCACCGATTCCAAGTGTATCGGGAAGCGAACGCATCGTATCTGCTATTGCAGGCAATGTAATTGTATTGGCATTTTGGTCTACATCCATAGTCTGCTGACCACGTATATCATTCCAAAGCACGCTTCCTCTTCCGGCGTATGCACTGTTTGTCAGATCACCGGGGTCAACTTCCGGGTCAATGGTTTGCCCGCCGTCATTATCCTTACCGTTGCAGGTATCACAGTCATAAACTTTATTAAGGTACATTCTTCGCGCTTCCATACCGTTTGCTCCGCTATAAACACCGTCCTTGACGCTACAGCCGTCTTCAAGGAAGAACATCGGTTGCATGTTTTTCGCCTGTTGGTCGACAGCGGCAAGATAATCGGTGAAAAGATAATAGGAAACCAACGAGTATGGATTGATGTATTTCCACATCTGTGTCTTCCAAATTTCCTGCCATTTCCCTGCGAGCTCTTCCTTGGCATAATCGCAACTGTCGCAGAATTTCAGTACTTGGTACAGGTCGAACGGTACTTTCCGTCCCATGGCCAGGTCTATCTGTAACTGGTCATCGTCAATCATGCACTCGAAGTAACGTGTCCACATCGGGTAGGTTTCCTGTCCGAGTTTGAGTTTCGTTACCCACGAGGACTCTACGGTAGTAGGTTCCATCATGTCTTCAACGCTGCCAACCCCTTGCCACCAGTTCATTCCATCATATGTGAGCAATTCGTAACCGCTTACCGGATTAAGGACCTTGCCTGTAATCTTCCACTTGCCGTTTTCCTGCTTCATCTCTCCGGCTTGTCGCGTCCACTCTCCCCGTTCGTATGACATAAACCGGTAGTCCTGCCCGCAATATAGGGAAAGAAGATAAAGCTTTTCTTTATCGGTGGTAATATCATTCTTGAAACGTGTTTCTATCTGGTCGATGCTTTCGCCCTTTTGTCCGAAATATTCCACAAAATCTCCATAGTTCACGCAGCCTTTATTGTAACCGGGAGTATCTTTAAACCCAAGCGCAACCTGTTCTCCCTTATCCTCCTTCCAGTTCCCTTTTGCATGAAACCATGCGTCTGTCAAGCTTTCCTGTGTAGCACGGAATGCGGCAATGGGATGATTGGCTGTCGAGTGATTCATTTCCAATCCCTTTAATGATATGTCACTCTTTGCCCAAGTTCCATCAAATGAACGCTGTGCGGGAGTCAGGTAATTACTTCCGAGTGCACGAAATGTGGCGTTCATCAAACCGCACACACCGCAGTCGTTGGCATTGGAGCTGTCGGAATAATCCACTTTCACCGTTATTATTTTTACCGGAATAGAATCTTCGCCTACACGGACATAACCTATTCTCATCAGTTTATATGATATTTGAGCATCTTCACTGTCATAATCCGGATAAATAGGAGTTACCTCCCAGCCATCATTCTTTTGAAGATAGAAACGGTCGTTCTTGATAGGCCGTTTTGCCGAAGTGGTTCCCTGCCTGCGCCATTGCACATTGATAGCCTTAAAACTTCTCCACGGCATAGTCGGATGATAATAGAACAACGTACATTTGAACTTCTTGCTTGTATCAATATCACCGTCAAACGTGTCAAAAGTTTGCTGGTCTGACACGACCACATAATAAGGTATGCCTTTTGCGGAAAGGGCTTCTATTGTCGGACGATTCTGTGTATCAAGCACATTCTCCGCTTCATACTCCTGTATCATTGCTGAAGTATCAGTCAACTTGCACAAATAGTTTCTAAAAGCTTGCGCCCATTCATAATGACTGTTGTAGGCAAGTACATAATACAAATACAAGTCTCCTTCCGTTCCGTCAAATGTTATGGTTTTTGAATTAAGGATAGCACCGCTATTACTGATATATCCTATACAGCCGACCTCTTCACCATTCAAATACAGTTTGATACAGGAATAATTGCTTCCCCCACGTGATACATAAATGGTAGATGGTTCTACAACTACGGCCATGGTAATTTTTTCACCTTGTCGGAATGAGCGTTCCACCAAAGCCGGTTGTCCGGTCTTGCAGTATATCGCAGCTTTATTTCCACAGACATAGAAACCGGCTCCGCTATCAGGGTCATAGCATTCTATCAGCTTTGAATCAGCTTCCTTGATATTTTTGGTGGCAAAGGCAAATTGGATGGCACATCCGCTCGTAGTTTCCACTGATGCGTTTCCAAAAGGATGGTAATCCAATATTTCAGCTGTTACATTTTCTGCAATACGCAAAGAACGCTCCTTAAGAAAGTCTACAAATCCGTTGCTTGACCAGTTTGCACCTCGTACATCCATTGTCACTCCGTTATGTGTGATAGTATGATCGCTCTCACTGTTGCTACGTGTAGAAAAATCATATCCGAACAAAGCACCGTCCTTGATCGCTATATCAATGGCACTCCCTTTTATCGTAACCTTGATTTCATTGGTGGATACACCGCCACTTTCGGCATGTACGGTAATACTTTGGCTTCCGTCCGTACTATATCCGCTTATCTGCTTGTTCACTGTAACCGTTTCGGCAATCATAGCTTCCACAGCTGTAACTTTCTCCTCGCTGTAGAAAACATCTACATGCGTTTCAGTCTTGCCGGGAGTATACGCAGCCACCTCTACGGTAAGGTTGTCATATAAACGTAACGTGCCGTTGTTCTTGTCATTGAACCTGATGGCGACGATGGGAGTATTACTGTTTTCGTCCACACACATGATAGCGGAATAGATGGTGTTTCCCTTTACTCCGGATTTCTTCTCCGTACCGTATATTCGTACAGGATATGCGCCATGCGAAAGTCTTTCTCCGCCACCGAATACATTTGTTGGATTGACAGAGATGCCTTTGGTATAACTGTCGCTTACCGTTGCTTCACCAAGTTTCTTCCATTCTCCATTATAGAACATCTCCACTACTGCAAGAATGGATGAAGTGTTATTAGGGAATTTATAGAATTGTCCGATATTTTTTGCCGGACCACCTGCAACAAGGATAGTATCACTTGTGTAATTCAAAGCCATGGGTTGTTCTACGGTAATATCCACAGCCATAATGGTAATGGCTTTTTTCTTGGTATTTCCATCCGAATCTGTAGCTTGCACAAAGAAGCTTTTGCTGGCGGCACTGCTGAAATAACTTGTGAAGTCAAGTTCAAACTTGTAATCGGTCGCACTTGCAGAGCCTACAGTGTTCATATCCTCACTGGATAATGTCAGTCCGGTGCTTGCATCAATAATAGTGATGTTACGAATGACACCAAGCACCTCGTTACCATCAGGATAGCTGACACTACGCAAAGCTACATTGATTTTTATCTCTGAGCCGAATGCCATAATAGGAGCGGCTTCCTCGAAGTAGATAGACAATGTACTATCCTCACTGGAGCCGCCACCACCTCCATTTTTGGGTATTTTAAGCACAATATCCTCTATCTGTCCGCCATTCAGATTGGTGGCTTTGTAGTAAATGTAGTCTTCATCACTTTCTTCATCAAATCCGCCGATAGCTTTCTCCTGCATTATGTATGCCCCGCCTGTGGAAAGGGCATCTTTTCCTCCCTCTGCCGGTTTGTCGGATGTTTCCACCTTGCTTCCGCCACTGCCGAATGCTACCCACGGTTTCAGATCATCAGGGCTGATGTCACTCTTATCGCGTGTGAACTGATAGGCAAGCCATACAGGTGCGCCATTTTTATCACTTTCCGCAGTCTTGAATGTAAGGACGATACCGCTTTTCAAATAAGAGAACCCGCTTTCTTTCTCAAGGTCAACAACAGCTTTTATGGCTGTTCCCAAAGTATATTCTCCATCTCCGCAAAGGTCGTTCACGTTGATGGTGTTGCCTACGTTTCCACCACCGGAAGTCCCGAAATCCGTCCAGTTGCTTTCTTTACTCCAATCAGAGGTATTTGTCCATTGTTTTGAAACCCATCCGGCTTCTGTAAGGAATATCAAGACAACACCCGGAATCTGCAAAGCAGAAGCATATTCAGAAGTCGCACACCTGTCAAGTGCTACGGAAAATGTTATCTCCCTATCTGAAAGGTCAAACAGATGGTTGACATTCACAACGCTACGCGATACGACTTGTTTATTGAGTGAAAGTATTGCCTTCTTGTTTTCTTCGACCTGCTTCATATCTTCGTGTAACTTCGCACCTTCATCACCGGGGAATGCAGTAGAGCTTGTATGTCCGAGAGCAAGGTCGGAGCCAATTGAAGTCAGTTGTTTACCGCTCCAACGATAACTTTTTCCATCTTCTTCACATAGAAAGACTTTGCCGGAAGAGGGTATTCGCCCGTTTGTACTTGCCGTACCGAAAACATCTGCATCCAACCAGTTGTTATAATAAGTAGCAGTCTCGGATTCTCCGATTGTCGGAACGTATGCAAGCACAAAGCAACCATGTTCCTTATCATATACAACTTTACAACCCTCATCGTTGGAATTTTTGTCTATGGATTCATTTTTTACAGTAATGCCTACGGAAATGCCATAAAAATCTACCACGTCATCAATGTATCCGGGCAAATGTCGGCTCGGTACTTTCCCTTGTTCGTCAAGAGGGGCGATTCCTCCGTTTTCACCTTTTGATTCTTTGAAAGAGTTCAGTTGGCTTCCAACTTCATTCGCCTTGTTGTTTGCCTTGTTTGCGGTATCCTTGGTCGTGTTTACTTGGTCTTGCAACGAGTTGACACTATCACCAAGCGTGGTGAGGTTGGTGTCTTGCGCTTTGTTGCGGGCTTCTATATCCGTAATGTCGTCCTGCAGTTTGGTAATATCCTCTTGCAGTTTTTCTACGGCTTCGTTATACTGACCGCTGTCTATGGTCGGGTTGCCTCCACTCTGTCCGGTCGGGACCCATTCTCCGCCATCGCCCACATATATGGGAGCTGGTAAGGAAACACCCACAAGTGCCCACCATCCGTCATGTGGTAAAGGATAAGCCGCTTTCAGTTTTTCGATGGTCGTGAACAGTCCTTTGCTCACTCCCTTGATATTTTTTGCCTCAAGCCAGCCGTCCACCATTACGTTTCCTTTCAAGTGGGTCTTTCCCTGAACGGTCGCGTCACCACCTATCGCTGTATTGCGACCAACGGAGACATCACCGTCTATATGTTTTGATTCGTAACTCATATTAATACAGATTTAGCCAATTCGTTCAATGCGGCACTTTTTTCCGTATCGCCGAATGTCGTTAATACTAATGCAGCTATGGTATATATCACAGCATCATAACATTTCTCACAGATTTCTACCGCGCCATATTTGTCTATTTTCGGGTAAGGCAGATATACAGCACGGCTCACTTTCGCTTCTGTCGTTTTGCAAGAATAAAATTCCATCACTCTTCCTTCTGGCCGTATGGATATGGCGCATACAGGCCGTTGACATGTTCCCCTTATGCCTTTAAATCGGGAAGACTGTTTTTCATATTCAGGGTCATCGGTGTTTATGGGATTAAATACCGCACGCTCCCAATCGTTCATTTGGAAAACGACAAAACGCATGAAATCTTCCGGCAGTAATATCCATCCGCTTTCATGCTCTTTCCAATATATGGCATCACCGAAGTTGTGTCCGCCGTCAAGCAAATAGGACGGTGCAGAGCTGTGCACACGCTTTACTGCTTCCAAAATCTTTGATGCAATGATGTCGTCAAGTGCAAGAGTGTCCACATCGCCTATAATCTTCAACGTATCGCTGTTCATGTTTTGGTCCAGGGCGGTGCGTACATCCTCCTGTATTTTGTTCTTCTGATATACAGCCATAAGCCCTTATCTTTATTCCAGACCTTCAAACTCAATTCCGTTTGCTGCTGCCTGCTCCATGATTGCCTTGGTCGAGCGCATGGAAGTGCGGCTGATACCGAAAGTGTCTGCAAGGTAATCTTTTGCACTTGCAATGTCGCTTACTTTGACTTTGCGAGATGTCGTATTGTTATCCCCTGCGTCTTCTTGCGGCATTTCGTCCTGTCTGCCGGTTTCGTTGGCAGGCGTGTCTTCACCATTGTGCGTACTTTCGGCATGAAGTTTTTCAGATGAACCGTTTTTAGACGCTTTTCCGGCTGTTTCTACTGTCTCGGATTGCCCGTGCACAGAATGAAGTTTGAACAGTTTGCCAAACTTGTAATGGTTCTCTACAGACTTCTGTATGTCCTCGTTGTCGGTAGTGAATACACTGCTTCCGTTTGACAATGGAACGAATGCGATATGCAGGTTCTTCTTGCTCGGAAGTACCACATTAATACTGATATTGGTATTCGCCTTGTAGGTTTTCGTAATCATATTCTTAAAAGTAAAAAGGGGACGGGACACCTTATCCCATCCCCGGTAATTAATAATTCTTTATGAACTCTTTATTATGCCGCATTTAAATCTTGGGCGGGTGCTTTAGCCAGTCTCATACGTGCATGTGCCTTTGCATAGCGCAGATACAGGCAGCTCACCTCTTGGATAACTACCGCATCGGTACGGCGGATACCGGCCTTTTGCAAGTCGAGTACGTTACGTGCCCAAGACACATGTGTTTTTTTGGAAAGATATTCCGGATCCATTGCAAAGCCGCAATCACTCATTCCGTTTACATCGAACAGTTCATGATGTATGGTTAATACTTCTCCGAAATCAGTATCCCAAGATTTGAATTTCAAGTTCCATACCTCCACGGTATCTTTCAAGCGGAATTTTTCGCTCTTTATCTTGGAGAATGCAGAGAGCATATCACTTCCACAGAATAAAATCTTACGCTTGTTACCGATGCCGGTACCAACAAAAAGGTCTTTGGTAATATCCACAAGGTTTTCATCGGTAATTATGGCGCATTTCTTGTCAGTATCCCATTCGCCCACCTCGATGTCCTTTCCGGCCATCCACCAGATACCACCTGTAAACCAAGTGTTCATGCCGTCCTTTGCAATGTGCTTGATAACCTGCTTCACACCGAACAGATAAGTATTTTCCATTGCGAGGCGCATATCATATACACCGTCTTCTTCAATGTCTGAGAAATTCCAGTTCACTTCTTTGGCGGCAATCTTGTCAAAAGTTGATTGCTCTACCTGAATCATGAAGTTCTGACAATACTGGGTTTCAGGCATAGGGATATTATTGAATCGTCCTGTCTGAACATCCAATTCCCCACATGCTTTTCCCATGCGTACAAGCGTTGTTCCTTGTGGAATTTCCGGAACAAGAATCGGCTGTTTGCTTGAATCATCCATTTTGCCATTTACGGCATACACTGTAGGAAGATTTGTTGAGCTGTCCTTTCCGCACACACAAAGCACGAGGTCCGGAACGTTGCTGTCATCTTCCGTATATTTCGTTCCGTCCGGTTTGGTGATGGCACTGACACCGACTACCCTAATGGTATCATCCAACGTGAACATATTCAAATCATCTACCGGCAACGACACGCTCGCACCGCTGAGCATAGCTTCCAGCTTTTTGTTGGTACTGCATTTGATTTCACGTGTACCCACGCTGTAATACTTCACTTCAAATGAATTGGTGGAGCTTGATTTTGCATAACGGCTGATTTGGTCAATTGGAGTAGCCATCGGACGGATTTTCACGATGCGTTTGTCCACATCACTCAAATAGAAATTTGGGTCACCGGTTTCACGCCCTCCTGTTTCAGTGGAAATACCGTCTGTTCCACCCGTACCGTCCGCACCGGCTGTTGTTTTACCCGCATCAGGCAGGTTCGATGCTTCTGCCATCATGACACCGCTTGATGCACCCGTCACAAACGCCAATATCATCAGCGTAATGCGACAAAAGAAACTCATTGTTTTCTTCATTGCTCGAAATTTTAAAAGTTAAAAATGTAATTGGTTTATATTTATCTGTTTATCGCCTTGCGTTTTTCACCGCCACGCTCCCAAATGTTCTGTGTACCATCATAACGCCCGATTGCACCGAGGTCAGGCATCTGTCGTGAACCGCCACTGCCACCACCGTTTTTACCGGCAAGGTCGGCTGTACCGTCATTTTTGCCTGCTTTGCGTAGTTTTTCTTCAATCTTGCTGTTGCGCCCCTTTACTTCACCCTCGTGTCCGGCAGCTTCCACATCGCTGTCGTGCCTGATTGCTTTTATGGCCATTTCTATACTTTCACGTGTAAACTTACCCATGATTCCGTCACGTACAATGCCTACAAGGAAATCCATTGCGCTGTCGATGTCCTCATCCGGCAATCCTTCTTCCTGTTGCATGGTTTCAAGGGTGGTCAGGGTTTCGTCGAGGTTCTTCTGATACTCTCCCTCGTACTCTTTCTCTTGGGCGATTCGTTCCGCAAATTCCTTGTTGGCGGTTGCAAGTGCCTCCTGCTTTTCGGGGTCTTCAAGTGCGGCCTTGAAATCATCCCCGAATTTGCGCACCATACCGATGATAGGGTCTTCGCCTTTTCTCCAGTCAGTAAGGAAAGCGGCACTTTGCGGGTTGCTTGCAAACAGGTCGGACAGCGCTTTTTCACGTTCCTTGTAACCGGACAATTCCTTGTCGTAACCATCGTAATCGTCATTGATTTGACCGAATAACGCTTCATCATCGGCAAATTCTCTGTCCGGATACTTTGCTTTCAATCGCTCTGTGTATCGCTCGCGATTGCTCTTAACTTCCGTATTATTAGGCATAATTCAAAAATTTAATTTATAGTCAGATTCTACAAGACAAAAATAGGCAGGGAAAGCAGAATGTCATGTTTATCTTTTTACGCTCCTATTGGTAACTTTGGTACTATAACGGGAAGAAAAATGAAGCATAAAGGAGCAGTTATGGAATACTCTATGGAGCGTATGAACGACTTGATGAGAGCATACGATGAATACATTTCATCGTGTGATTATATCCGTATGCCTGAAGTGTATAAAGTAATTGTAAACATGCCGTCCCGGAGGTTTTGGGTCAGCGATATTCGTGCAGCATTGGTCGTTTCCGTCATGATGAGGGGTGAGAACGATTTAAGCGGTATGCGGCCGTTGAAGAAAGAAATGTATGAGGAAATTCATACAAGGGTTGTCGCTCTCAAATCAGAATACCCGGAACTTACCATTTCTGAGCTGTGTGCTAAAGTGATTGCTCAACCCGCACCGAAATTCTACCTCACGCCGGGTAGTGCCAAGATGATGATATGCAAGGCTAAAAAACGATGGATGCAAGAAAAGTTGAGAAGATTACGGCTCTCCTGATTTCTGCCATGATTGTGTGTTTGTCATTTTCAAGAGAATGGGATTGGCAAACTGTCGGCATTTACGCTGGAAGTAATATGCCAGAACGCTTGCTGTATCCGTTTTTCCATACGAATATGTTTCATGCCTTGCTCAATTCATGGTGTTTATTATCGATTATTTTCATTTACGATATTGGGATAGGAAGATTGCTGTCAGCCTATATGATTGCTGTTACAGTTCCAGTTGATACCCTTGGATATTTCACGACAATGGATTCGCCAACGGTAGGATTGTCCGGATTGGTTTTCGCCCTGTTTGGTTCAATATCGTTTGAGGTATTACGTAAACGGTATTATCAGTTATGGATGCTGTTTTACCTTGTGGCAGGCTTCCTGTTTCCGGGCATAAATGCCGTATTGCATCTTTGGTGTTATGTATTGGGACTCATCATGGCTCTGCTAAACAAGCCTGTTAAAATCATGCACCATGAAAGATAAGGCCATCAAGGACATATTGACAGAGAATGAACGCCGCAATGCGATTGTATATGCAAAGTTCAATCCAATTACCGGAGAAGGTTCTGTCGGTAAACGTGTAAAGTGTACCATCAGTGACTTTCCTATACATACCCAGTGGTTACCGGAACGTATCATGAAAGTGCCGCTTGTACGCCAACTCATCGAAGCCGGTTCTATTTCCAAATTTCTCACGGACTACATGGGCGTGGAAGACAATCAGGATGATCGCTTGAAGGTCATAGAGCAGTTTGTACGAATACGCAGCCGCGAGGATTTTCCGTTTTGGGCGGCAACATTTGTCTATATCAAGGCCAAAGGCGGCGGTGAGGATGTCCTGTTTCGTCTGACAAGACCTCAACGGCGTTTTGTGGATCGGCTTGAGAAATTGCGTATTGCAGGGAAACCGATACGCATCATCCTGCTTAAAGCACGGCAATGGGGTGGTTCCACCACTTCACAGCTTTATATGGCATGGTTGCAGTTGCTTCACAAAACCGGCTTAAACTCACTTATCATTGCACATCAGGGCGCAGGCTCCGATGAAATCAAGGATATGTTCGACCGGATGATTAAAAGTTATCCTGTCGAAATGCTCTATAAAATTGATGAAGCCTACAATGAGAACGAGCCGAAGATTGTAGGAGTGGGAAAATCGGGAAGTATATCGCGTATTCCGCAGCGTAACTGCAAAATCAAGATTGGTACGGCTGAACGCCCAGATTCGTGTCGTGGCGGTGATTACAATCTTGTACATCTCTCCGAAGTGGGAATATGGAAGGCTACGGAGGGAAAGAAACCGGAAGACATTGTGCGCTCCGCCTGTTCGGGTATTCTCCTCAAGCCCTACACCATGATTGTTTATGAAAGCACAGCAAATGGCACCGGGAACTTCTTTCATCGCGAATATACTGCCGCAAAAGAAGGGAAATCCCAGTTCGAGGCAATGTTCGTTTCATGGTTCGACATCGAGCAATATACACTCGCTTTTGATTCGGACAAAGAAAAATGGGATTTTGCAGAATGGCTTTATCAGAATCGGGACAATGAAAATACAGATTCCGAACGTGAGGAATGCGGTAAGTATCTTTGGTCGCTGTGGGAAAAAGGTGCTACGCTCGAAGCTATCCATTGGTACATAGCCGAACGCAGGAAGTACAATGACCATGGGCAGATGGCTGCCGAATTTCCGTCTGATGATGTGGAAGCCTTCGTACATTCGGGAGCACGTGTGTTCGACAAATACAAGGTCGATGCAATGCGTAAGACCTGCAAGAAACCTAAATATGTCGGTGAAGTCTGTGCCGATGCGGATGAGGGCAAGAACGCTTTGCAGAACTTGCGTTTTGTGAAAGACAAACAGGGATTGTTGCATATTTGGGAGTTGCCGGAAACAGATGAAAAGGAAGTTGTTACAAATCGTTACCTCACGATTGTCGATGTGGGTGGACGTTCCAATAAAGCAGACTTCTCTGTTGTTCTTGTGCTTGACCGTCTGTTTATGATTGATGGTGGCAAGCCTGTCGTAGTGGCACAATGGTACGGACATTGCGACATCGACCAGCTTGCGTGGAAAGCGGCACAAATAGCGGCTTTTTATGACAATTCACTCTTGGTGATAGAAAGCAACACCTTGGAAACGCATGACAAGGAGCGGCAGGTAGATGGCGACCAGTCACAGTTCATCCTTAATCAAATCAAAGAGATTTACCCTAATCTCTATGCACGTGGTCAGTCCGAAGAAGCCGTACGCGAGGGATTGCCTACCAAATACGGCTTCCATACCAATGTCTCAACCAAACCAATGATTATATCAACCTTAGTCAAGGTTATTCGTGAGAATTTATACACAGAACGTGACGAACGTTGCCTGGACGAATATTTGTGTTACGAGAAAAAACCGAACGGAGCTTTCGGAGCGATTACCGGTAAACATGATGACTTGCTAATGACAAGAGCCATAGGCTTGCATATATGTTTCTTTGAAATGGAAATTCCAAAGATTGTGCTTCGTATCGGACGATTTGTTATCAAAAAGAAAAAAGCTGTTTCAGCAGCTACAATATAAGTTTAACTATAAAAACAAGGAACAATGAACATTTTCAGAAAAATCAGAGCTTCGCTTCGTTTACGTGAAGCAGTCAGACAGGCAGACGAAAAACACAAAGAAACTGGAGAACGTTACTACGTTATGCCTGCCGGTGGGAAAAAAGGTCAACTTATCATTATGGATAGAAAGAATTTCCGTAAGTTGAAACAGAAAGGCTACATCAATCATAATACGTTTGTGGGCGACCTTGAACGCGAATGCTTCTACTGCACGACTTATGGAAACGGTTCAGCTATGCTTCCTTCTGCTGTTATTGCATTGAAACGAAAACAGTATTTCTCATGGCTTGATTCATTTTCAAATACCAAAGAGAATGGGAAAGTACGGAAACATTGACGGTATAGCCACACTGACCAACGACCCGCTCGCACTTGACAATATCAATAAGTTCAAAGTTGGGGACCGGGTAATATGCAACGATAATGGTGTCATTGGTACGGTCAAGGAATTGGATATTCCGAATGAAGCCTGTGTTGTTGATTTCGACAATGGAGAGGAAGATGTCTGGATAGAGAAATTCCAACTGTCCAAAGAATAATAATAATTAGACATGAGGGTGTGCCAAATATCTTCAGTTGATACACCCTCATACTTTATCCGCTAAACATGGGCTTGTTTGATTCTTTTCTCGTTGCCTCTTGACCAAATATCATCTTCGGTTTGGCCATATGTCGCAAGTTGCTCTATTTCTCTCTTTTGTTGTTCCTGCCAAGGCTCAAACTCTATAATATCTCTCATAAGCCATGAATCCCACCGTCCTCTGAAACAGATACCCCGGTCATCAAGGTACACATCGGCTATGATTTTTCCGCTTGCATGTTCAGGTTGATTCGGGTTCTCGTTTATATGGTCGTATGAAATATTGTTTTCTTCCAACCACTTTTCTAATTTTTCAGTTTTCTTGCGTGTCGTAAATATGATGATAGTCCACCCGTTTTTCTTTAGGGTGGCTGTACCTGTATCTGCGTTCGGTATTATCTGCCCGAATACATCTTCACCCTGCCAACCTTTGCTGTAGTCATGTATGACACCGTCAAAGTCTATACAAATAGTTTTCTGTTCCATGATGTCGTTAAATTAAAATTATTACCTCATTGCATTGTTCAGTTTGTTCACGGCCTGCATATTCGCTCCTTGCTGCGCTTGCGCCATCAGTTCGGGAGAAAGACCGTCGGGCACTTTGCCCTGCTCCAACTGTTCCTTCTGTGATTTGATACTTTGCAACAATTCATCTGCAAACGGGAAATCTCCATGCTCAAGCAGCTGCTCTACACTGATTGCCTGAGACTGGTACAACTGCATAAGCATATCGTTAGCAAGATGCCTGTATGCCGGTGTTGAAGTGCTTTCGGTAATGCTTAAATCAAATTCTACATCACGTATTTTCTTCGGGTCATATTCGATTTGTGCACCACTCTTACCTGCAATATTGAAAACACGTTTGCTATCATAAAACTGCTGCATATTCTTCACATCCTTATATGCTCCGTCCACTACAAAACAACTGAAGCATTCAAGCAGGTCGAGCAATGACTTCGTGGCGTTTTCTGTCTGTTGGTTATAGTGCGATGCACTTTCACCGGAATACCCGGGCTTTCCTTGTAATGCGCCCGTAACTCCCGATATATCTTCAAAAAATTTGAGTTGCATATTAAGCAGTTCCGCAATGCCTATATTTGTGGAATTATTGGCCACCTGTTCCGGCACTTTTCCGCTTTTGCTCGGCTTGTATACGATGACACCGTTAAATTCTGTCCAGCTCTCTGCAATATCGTCAATGCTCACACCATCAGGCAAGCAATCTTCGGGCATCATCAGCACGCCTTTGGCACTCGCCCGCATTATCCAGTCATAGAGGGTTATCAATCGGTTGGTATATCGCTGTTGGTCGATTACATCAGCAACGAATGAATGGATTTCACCATCAATGAACGGATATGCCTTGAAAACATATGGATGGCTTCCATGCTCGTAAGGCGTTTCCCCCTCCCTCAATATGTCGCCAAAAGGAGAAAGGTAATAGAAATACCAATAATCGTCCACAAACCAAGTAGCTTTTATCAACGGAACCTCATCTTCCGGCATACCGGCTTCCTTGGCCATACGCATACGTTCTTCATTTTCAGTAAGCACCACTTGTGCGTAATCTTCTTCGTCTATTTTGAAAATATCGCCGTTTTGGTAGTCATGGCAACGGTATCTCGGTTTTTGCTCCTTGCGCCATATCTCTATCACACGGCATCGTCCTGGTTCGCTTGTGAATAGAAAATCGTAGTTTTCCAAGCGGCTATACCCGAAACGCTCCGCGTATGTGGCTATGTAATCTTTCCTTGCCGCCCACTTGTAAATGTCACGCAATTGTCTGTATTCCTGCGGACTTGATGCGAACTGTTCACACAACTGTCCGAAAGAAATGTCGTGAACTTCTCCAAGCACGGAAACATCCCAACCTCTGAAATCTCTCATGTTGTTGTCGATAAAGAAATTATTGGGTTGCACATAGTCCGTCCAACAATCCTCTTTTCCATTACGCCAACCGTACGATTTACGGTGAACGATAAAACCGCTTATCAGGAACTCTTCCATAGTTCGGGCATATACATCGTTCATTCGGTTAAGCTGCATGTTGCATTGAAGTATCGTACTCATCGTTTCACCAAGTTTCTGTTCATCCCGATCACGTGCGGTACAGGTCGGTTCTTTACTTTGGCTTCGATACACGCCAAGCACGCTTCGCACAAGCCTACGGATAAGGTTGTTTTTCAAAGGCACGTTGCCTTGACTTTTAATGTATTCTTCCTCGCTCATGGATTTTCCGTCCACACAAATCATATCGTCCCATTGGAAACCATAGGTATAGCGTTTGTTTCGCTCCCGGTCTTTCCGAAAGTCGTCCATCTGGCTCCAATAGTATTGTGCTTCCATAAGAATGTCAAATGCCCTGCGGTCACCATAACGTTTTACAGAAACAACAGTATCTATCTCGGCGGCATCATTTCTTCCCGGAGCTATACGGCTCATTGGCAGCAATTTTCTTTCGCTTTTATTTATATGCATATTTTTATCATTTTAATGATTGCGCGGAACAAATATACTGCTCCGGGCAATCATCCTATGTTTAACTATTTACGGGTTTTGTTCATTTCTTCTATCATTTCCTTTTTGAGTTCATTCAATTCAGCCTCAATATTCTTACGTTCCTCATCATCAACTGTGTCATTCAGTTCATTATAGAGGTCGTCAATATCCCTACGATAATCCTCAAAAATTTCATACCGCTCGTATTCGGGTGAATTGTAAAGGAAATCAATCTTTTCCGCATAGTCAAATATGTCGTTGTCGGTATCTTCCTCATAGTGCTTTAATCGGGATTTCAATCGGTCATGCTCCTCTTTCAATCGGAAATACTCATTGTTCACAGCCCTGTACTCGGTGCGTTCGTCCCCGGCTTTGACCAGTCTGTTTACCAACAAGAAGCTGCGAGGGTCGTACTCTCGGTTGTCTGTAATGGTTTCTGCGGTCTTGCTCAATTTGTCGATTGTTCCGAACACGCCACCGAAATAACCGTTCAGCATATATTCAATCTTTGCCGGATTAAAGTCAATCGTTCCTTTTGTATATGGGTCTCCACCCGTAGCTTCATTCATGGCATTGGCCAATCCGACAATGTATTTATTTGCGCTCTTATACGCCTTTGTCCATTCGGGCATATCTTTGTTGTAAGGTGTGTCTTTATAAAGTGGCATACCCGTCCAACTCTTTTCTGCAACGTAGGCTTCCCACAAGGGTTTGTAGGCACTCGGTACAAAGGCATTCAATCCTCCGCCGCCCTCCAAGAAATCAATAGGTAATATCTGTGTAGCCTGTCCTGTTATGGCTTCGGCAATTTCTTCGCCTGTAAGATGTTCCTTTCCGTTAAGAACGGAAATCATCAGTTCGCCCATGCCGTAAACAGCCCTGTATTCTACCGGAAGAGGAATTGATACCCAACTGTTTCCTGCCCTGAAAAGAATATTGCTGCGCCTTACATATTCGGGAAGATTATAGTATGCGTTCTTGTCATCATCGTCATCATCATCGCCACCCAAGTAGGCAACAATGGCACCAAGAAGGAACATCGCCGCAATACCTGTAAAAGCTTTGGCAGGATGGCGTTTCATCTGTCGTCCAAAGTTTGCCGTACCTTGAATGGCTGCATTCCAAAACACATAGCCGCTACGACCAAGTCCCGATACCAATGCACTGGCATTACCAGCCTTTGTCTGCCCTGTACTGTCATAGAATTTTGCTCCGCTGCCTTTCTTGTTGAAGTTTACGCTTATCTCCTTTGCATCATAGATGGCTCTGTCAATGCTCCTGCCCATTTCGCGTGATGTCATGAAAGCGGCAAAACGGGCGCAGTTCTCAACGGCTCGGTTGTACTCATCGAAACGTTCGCCCAACAAGTCCCATGCTTTTTTTACAGGAATCTTGCCGTTCGATTTTTTCAGTTCCCTGCGTATGTCGTTCTTATGTTGTTCAATGTCCCGGATATTGGCATAGCCTGTTTCTCCTCCGTTCATCATGAACTGATGAAACATCGCTTCCGTCTTGTTACTCATGTCAAGTGTCCCTTTGCGGTGCTTAGCCAAGAGTTGCTTTATTCTTACAGGGTTGGCATACATATAATTACGATGAAAACGCAGTGCGTAGTTCGGGCTTTCCCTTATCCAAGTCATGGTATTGGTGTATAGCATATCTCGCATGAAGTTCGATACAATGAAGTCTGGGTTACGTGTGGTATAGAACGCACTCAACTGTCGGTTGATATTTTCTCCTGCACGGAGAATAGCTCCGATTGCCCCCGACATATCATTGTCGGGATTTGTCTGTCCGTTCAGTGCCTGTGCTGCGCGAGGATTGCCGTTAATGGTAATCACATAGTCCCTGCCGCCACGTTTCACTACAATTTGGTGCTGCCTCATATCCCGGCTTTCCACAATACGGTAAGGAATATTCACGGTATCCTTGCCGTGCTTGTACCGGTCAGGATATTGTTGCGCCAATGACTCCATTTTAGTTTCAAAGTCCAGCATCTTCCGTTCTACCACTTCGGGAGTATCTGTACTGTCTATGTTGTCAGGAAACACTGGCTTCCATTCGTCGGCCACCGTATCGTATTCTACCCAAATGTCGCTCACACTGACAAGGTCGCTCGAATGGTTGAGGGCGAAATTAAGGAAACGCTGTTTTACCAATTTGTTCCGGTTGCCCTGCATGATAGCACCTTCTGCCATTGATTGCAGGTTGGCAAACGGGTCATCCGCTTTCGACCTGCGTCCTTCCGCTTTCTTGATAGGAGCATTGAATGCACTTTGCTTGTGCGTCAGATATGCGTATGCTTCAGAACTGGTCTTTTCGTCAAAACCACGTAGTGGAATGTAAAAATCATACATATCTGAAATCTTGTCAAAGGTCGCTTTGCTCATCATACCACATTCGTATGACTTTGAAAGTATTGCTTTGCTCGCGGCATTGACTTTTTTCCAAAGGTCGGTAGTGTCGTGTGCCTGTTCGTAATCGTTAACCATTATCTGTGCTTCCGTTTCGGCATCAGTAATATTATCCATACCTGTAAGGGCTGTAAGTCCGGCATAGTCGGTTTGGTCTGCATCGGTTGCTCCGTTATTGATTGCTTCATTACGCATATATGTATTGCGTTCAAGTCCGTGTTTCGCCATCATGTAATCAGTCAATTCCTCACGCTCTGCCTCAGTCCTGGCAAGTTTGGCAACCTCATCAAGCATGGGCTTGAACAGGGTGTGGGCAAATGCATCGGCTTCGGCTTTGTTCACACTTGACAGACGGTTTTCTCCCAAGTATGCGTTTTCAAATCCGTCCACATCCTCAATGTTTGTTTCCTTGCCAAGGATTGCAGTCATGGCTTCTTTCAAGCCGAGCATACTGTCCTGTAATGCTTCCCGTGATTGGAACATACCGCTTTTTACACGCCTTTCATAACGGTCACGAGCCAACTCCCTTTCATGTATTTCCGGGTCACCGGTACGGTATAGTGCATCATCACTTTCTGCAACAGTCAGATGATGTGGGTCGGAAACCGCATAATTTCCGACTTTCAGTTCATACTGCTTTGCCACATCAGCGGCTTCTCCCAATATGTTTCTGTATCTGCCCGGTTCCGCAAGGTTCTCGTAACTGCGCCACAAGATGTAGCGAAGTTCGTTATCCGATAAAGTAACCCCTCTGAAATCCTCAAAGCCTATCTTATGAAGCATATTCAGGAAGAAATCCTTTATCTGTTGCCACCAACTTGCGTTGATGTTCTCAAATTCGGTATCTTCTGCAAGCGAAGCCAGATATTCTTCAGTAGCCTTATGGAAATCCCAACCGTTTTTTGCAGCCATATCTACAATGCGTCTGCGTATGTTCTCATCGGCATTGTTGAATACATTATCAAGGAATGTATCAAAATGTTCTCCGAACAACTGGCGCAAACCATAGTGCGCCACAGCCTCATGCAGCAGTGTCTGCTCAACATCAAACGTACTTGTATGGTTGGGAATGACAATGGTTATCTTCCCTGTACTCTTCGAGTAGAAGCCTTTTGCACGCTGCTTCTTTCCATCCAAGACGGAAGCATCAGTAACAACCTCCACATTGTCAAGATGCAGTTTCTCTGCAAGGCTTTCCACACGTTCTGCCATTCTTTGGCGTTCACGCCGTGCAAATTCCCTCCGCTGCTTTGCCGTTCTCCTTGACTGGCTGAGCTGTTTTGCTATCGGATCATTCTCATAACTGACTTCATCATCGGTATATGCACCATCACCTTCGCGTTTTAATTCATCATCTTCTTCTGAGGTAGAAATATTATTTGCCGTTTCTACAGTGGCATCCATTTCAGCATACTTGGCTTCCTTTTCCTCCAACTCTTTTTTCATCAGTTCGGCATATTCCTCTAACTGTGCTTTCGCCTGTGCCAATTCTTCTTCATACTCGAATGGCTTGCCCTCTCTTGACAGGAGTTCTTTCAATTCGGCTTCATTATGTTTTTTGCTTCGCTCTCCGGCACTCAATATCTCGGCAAAATCCTTTCCTGTAATCACATTGTCTGTAATATCCTCAACGGCATTGCGAAGCAGGTTTTGGCGTACCGGCACATCTTCAATGCCGAGTTCAAGACAAGAGTAGGTCATTCTACGCTCAACATCATTGAAAAGTGTTGCACCGTCACTCATGGTTTTCCTTGCCAGTTTTGTTGTGACCACAAATGAAAAATCGCCTATCTGTATAATCAGTTCCCGTTTTTGTTCTCCTGAAATCTCACCGTCTTTCATCTGCTTCATTTCGGCAAGGACACTCTTGTTGTATTCCTTGAAAAAATCATCCATTGTATCAACAGAAGTAAAGCGATGTTTGCCGATTACAATCTCCTTGAATTGTCCATCGGGGAATGACGAGCGTACTGCCTCCAAGTACCTGCCGTTGTCCTCAATGCGCTTTTCCGCATCCTTGATAAAGGCTTTCAGTCTTGGCTTGGCATTATGGATATAGGTTTGGTCTGTTTCCCATTGCTTTTTGCGGCTTGCATACTTGCGCACATTCTTTTCCGCATTGTTTTTCAGCATGGCATATTCACTGCCAGAGAGCTGCGCAACGGTATCGCCAAACACATCTTCTTCCTCTTCAAGCACACGGTTGGTCATGCTGTTGTTCATCATCTGCTTGCCGTTCATGATACTGTCGGCAATCGCTCCCTTTGTTTTCAAGCGTTGGTAGGCGGTAACATCCAAACTGTCCTCAACTCCGAAACGCAAGATGCGTACAGGCTTGTTCATGTCCTTATGCAAATTTCCCTGTCGCAAAATGCGTCCGTTGCGCTGGGTATAGTCCATAGGACGGTTGGGCGCATCCAAATGTATCAGCGTGTGCAGTCGTTCCTGAATGTTCACGCCTGTACCGAGCGTAAAGGTTGAACCGAGAATCACGCGAACCTCACCACGGTTTACCTTTTCAAAGATTTCAAGTTTCTTCTTGACAGTCATTCCCGACCTCATTACTACAATCTCATCAGCAGGAACTCCCTCTGCGATCAGTTTATTTCTGATGTCATCATAAAGATTGAAGCCGCTCTGCTTATTTTGATAATTGTCGGCAAAAATGGCAACCGTACCTTTGTAGTCGGCTGTTTCTTTCAGTGAGCGCAAAGTCTGGCGCACGGCTTCATTGGTCTTGCTGTTTTGGTCGTCCTCTGCATCTGACTGCACCAATCGGGCATCCACGGCAGCAGCTTTGGCAATACCGTACATCGTGAGCGGAATATGGCTGTTCTCTTTCTTCTCTTTGCCGCTCATCTGCTCATAATGTTCAAGTTCGCTCTTTACGAACTTCATGATACTACGCAATGCACGTGTCTGTGGCAGATAGAGGTCTTGTGCCTTTCCTCCCTCCATTTCAGGTATTTTGTCCTTTACGCCACCGGCTTCTTTGGTAAGGACAGTATCGGACACTCCAGACCATATACGCACCAGTTCGGGCAGGTTCACGTATCCGGCAAAGCGATTGTTCTCCTTGAACTTTCCGCTTGTGGTGAATTCCAACATTTGCTGAATGTTACCGAAGTTGCGTACAAAGTCATCAAAGTAATAGATACCGTATTCTTTCATTGTATCGGCAGGCATGAGATAGCGCATGAACGTCCAAATCTCTGCAGCGGTATTGCTGATAGGCGTACCTGTGGCAAAGATTACGTTTCGTCCGTTGTTCTTTTCTAAAACAGCCTGTGTTTTCAAGAATACGCCTTGTGATTTTTTGCTGTATGACGGGTCCACACCTTTCACTCCACGCTGCATGGCAGTGGCAAATCCAAGGTGCTTGTATTCGTGGGCTTCATCCACAAGCAGGGCATCAATGCCCATGTCGTCAAAGTTCTCCACATCGTCAGTACGGCGGTCAAGCATTTCCATTGCCTTGACTTCTGCATTCTGCAAGGCTACGGCACGTTTTTTCTCATCGTTGGCGGTGCGTTTCTTTGAAGCATTGTCTGCAAGTCCGGCAAGCTGTTCCTCCAACAATTCGATTTCACGTTCGGCTTGCCGGGTAATCATGTTCTTTCCGTCCGGGTCTTCCTCTTTCATCTGTTCAAGAATGAGCATCTTCTCCTCAATCTTGTCCTGCACGAAAGTCATTTCTCTTTCCTCGCTGTCGAGAATAAATTCAAAGGTCGATTGCGGAACGACAATCATATCCCAGTCATTGTAGCGTATCTTGGCATAGAAGTTCTTTCTGCCCTCCGCACTTCGGTCTGCCTCTTCGAGTGTCAGTATCTTGGCATTCGGGTACAGTTCCTTTGCACTTGCAACAAATTGACCGACGGTGGCATTCTGCACTACAATCATCGGTTTGCGGGCAGTACCTAAACGGCGCATTTCCATCGCTGTGGAAATAAGGGTAAAGGTTTTTCCTGTTCCTACCTCATGGGCAAGTAACAACGGTTGCTGTGTGCCTCTCACGATGGCTCTGCCTTGATGAGGACGCATCTTGAATTTGTGTGAAGCACCTCCAAAATACTCCGGCACAAACTCGTCCGGTATGCTCATTGGCACAAAGTTGTTGAACATATCGTTATAGATACGTTCCATACGTTCCGACATTTCCGGGTCGCTTTGCATCTTCTGCCTTGCCCAGTCCTTGAAATCTTGACGGATTTCATCAATCTTGGCGGCACAAGCCTGTGTCGCTTCTTTATCGGTAATTGTTTCTGTCGTGCCGTCATAGTGTTTCTTGGTGGTGGAAACTGTAATGCTTCTGTTCTGAATAGCGGCTTCTATAAGGGTGTGTCCCATGATGGTTCGACCGAGCATTTCACTGGTTACGCCCATGGCACGGTTCTTTTCGTAGTTGGTAAAATATGGCTCTTTCATAAACCAAGTACCGCCTACTGCTGTAAAACGGACATCTACTTCCGTTCGTTCCTTTACGAAATCTTCATATAGTTTCGGGGCAATCCAAGAACTGCCGAGGGTAAAGTCAATCAAGTGTGCAGGTATTTCCATTGGCATAACTTCCTGCAACGCCTTGATGTTGCGGTCAAATTCTCCATTCTCGTTGTTTTCCTCTGCCTGACGCAGTTTTTCACGGATATTTCCGCTCAAGTACTGATACGATGCTTCTATCTGTCGGCTTACAGGATTTTCGAAACCGTAGCCGTTCTCGATGATTTCTTTCTTCACCTCCCCGATACCTGTACCAAGTTGTTCAGCGATGTAAGGTATATCCACACGGCCGAATTTGAAGATACTTGCAATGATACCGTCCTTGACATTGGCAGGGGTGGGTTCTTTCTCTTTTTCAACGACACGTTTTCTGAATACATCGGTCTTGTCAAATTTCTGTATCCGATTTCCTTTTTCATCTGCCGTTTCTTCAAACTTTTCAAGGGCAAATACATTGGCATAGTCTACATCATTGCGGAGAAACGCAATGGCGGTGTTCTTGTTGAAGTGTCCGTATGTGCTGACAAAATCATCGTATGCCTTGTTGAGTTTGTCAAGCAAGGGTTTCAGCCCCTCATCGCTTTCATTCTCGGTCTGATAGGAAAGGACTTCTGCAAGGGCTTCCTTGATAGCGGTGTACGCCTCGAAACATTCCACTTTCGTATGCCCCTTTACCTTATTAGCATTTACTTCGAGGAGTTGTGCGCTTGCTGTCGAGTTGATGTACAGCTTTCCGTCTTTGACAAACACTTCGCCAATCTTCTTGCCGGGCATTGCATCAGTGATAACTTCTGTGTTACGCTCGCCAAATTCCTCCGCACGGAACGAGCGGACAAATTCAGCCAACATTTCTTCCTGCTTCTTATCCTGTTTAGGGTATAAGCCCTTGCTTGTCGGGCGGAATGTGTCGCCTTTCTCAAATGCAAAGTGCATTTCACCCGCCATGTTTTCGGGGTGTTCAATGAAATAGCGGTTGTAGTCCATCGAAAGCTGCTTGATGACCGGTGTTTCCTTGCCTTTTACCTTACGTGTTTCCCCGGTGTCATATTCAGCCATGCGCTCTCCGCTCACATCGCTTACATCAATGGCATGGGCAGACTTCTGTTCGTTCACACGCTTGCGAATAACAACGATGTCGGAGGTTACCCCTGTGCCACCGAAAGTCTTGTTGTGCATACGGAAAGCACCCACGAAATCTGCTCCTCCCTCGCTCACAATCCAATCACGGAGTTTCTTGCTGTTATCAAGCGTACCGTTGGATGTGATAAAGATACCCAAACCGCCCTCACGCAGTTTGCGCACATTCTTTGCAATACAGAAATCGTGTATGTTGTGGAATTTCTTCGACAGGTCTTTGTCGCCTGTGGTGTCGTTCACACGGAGTCCTGTAACGAAAGGAACATTGGTAATAGCCAAATCCACACTGCCGTTAGGTATGCGGGTCTGTTCAAAGCCCTGTATTTCCACTTTGGCATCAGGATAGAGGAGCGAGAGGATGCCTCCCGAAGTTCCGTCAATCTCTATGGCATGGATGTCACTACGCTCACTGATGTTTGTAGGCATCTGTCCCAAGATATTGCCGATACCGGCAGAACCTTCAAGAATGTTTCCACCATTGAAGCCCATTTGTTCGGCAATGTCCCAAAGCGTATCCACAACGTATGCCGGAGTGTAATAGGCACTATTTGCACTCATTACGGCCTCTTGATATGCCTTTTCACCAAGCAACTCACGGAGCTTCTTTGCAATGGGATTAGGAGCATACGATGTACCTTCGTTGAAAGCCTTGCCCAAGCCACCCCAGCCACTGAACTTGCGAAGAGTCTGCATCTGTTTTTCTGTAGCCCGTTCGCCGCTTTCAAGCAACTGTTTTGCCAGTTCGATAGCCTTGATATTGGCTTCGATACGGGCATCTACTGACGTCGGAGCGTGGTCTTTACCACGTTCCGAATGGTTGTTATGGGTATTCTTCTTCTCAGTTATGGCATCTGAAAGTCGAGGTCGCACAATCCTATTGACTGCATCGCTTGTTCTTTCTCCTTCGTTGTCAGTTCCTCTACCTGCTTGTTGTTCGCTTTCGCTACCTGTTTCAGTGCCTCTTGATAATCCTTGTCCGTGTCGATTACCGTTGGCTGACAATCCTTCGGAGCGTTCTGCATCAGTTCTCTGTAATCCATGTTCGTTGTTTTTATTGTTATCAATCAGATCGTCAAACAAGCCCAGTTCATTTGACTGCTGTGAATTTACTGCTTTTTTCTCATTCTTCTTACGTGCAGGGCGACTTTTTTTGATGCGTTCCTGTGCAATCTCTGCCTCTTGCTCCACCTCGGTCTCTCTTGTTACGGTTTCGGCGGTAGCAAGCGCATCAATACTTTTCTTATCGAAATTCGCCACATCGAATTGTTGTACCTCATCGTATGGAGTCATGTCTGCATCCAGTCCGTTCTCTGCCACCTCCGGCAAATCTCTCGCACCATTGTAAAATGCTTTAAGGTAAGGGCGTATGGCATCGCCCAAGTCTGCAATCATGGCCGTTGCATACTCGGCAAACTTACGTGAACCTTTCTCCAAATGGTAAACAGCCATCTCTGTTCCAATGGCAAGAATCTCAGGGTCTATACCTATATTCATTTGACCGAGCAACTTCTTACGCATACGCTCACGAAGTTCTGCATAACGCTCATCAGTAACAAGACGGTTACCACTCGCTTCAGTCTTTTTCTGCGAATTGTCTTGTTGTTGCTCACTCCGCATATCGTTGATAAGAGTTCGGACTTCATTAGCAAACTTATCTGCACTATCTTTAGTCAGGAAAATAATATTTCCTTCATGATAAACGTCTCCACCACGCTTCTCTCCTAAATCCATCACAGCCTGTTTTTCCGCATCAATCATCTTCATCAAAGTACGAACAGAATATCTGTTATCCATTTCCTTGTCAACAACGAAATCTGTCCTTTTGTCACGAATTTCATCCTTTGCCTTGCGATCAAGTTCTCGGGTCTTAATTTTATTTTCGAGCGAAATGCCAACTGCATCCAAAACTTCTTGCATACCGTTCTGAGGATTGCGAAGAATGTCTAACATTTCCTCTGGGCTGTTGGTTGTCTGACGAAAACGTGCATCACCAATAGGTATGGGACCGCTCACATCATCACGACTTAATGTAGTTTCCCCTGTTTCTTTATCAACAAAAACAGAGTATTGCCATATAGGAGTATATTCCTGCTTTTCCTCCTGCTTCGTGGCTTTCTGTTGTTGAGGTTCTGAAAACTGCACATTGCCGTCATTTACTTCTGACAAATCAGACAAAGACAAAGGTGGTTGTGATTGTGCATCGGTTGCATATTCTGCCAAGCGTTCAGCATCTTCCTTGCTCCGCATCATGAAGCCTTGCTTTTCCTTGTCCCACCAGCCTTTCAGTTGTTTGGCAAACATTGTGGTGTGCTTCCGAACAGTATCTCTTAATTTATTATTGAACTTCACAAGGTGCATATCCAACACCTTACCCCTTTTGGTGGTATATTGTGCCTGAGTAATGGTGTATGCAGCATCAGTCGGTGTTGTCGTTTCTTCATTGGAATTGTTTTGTTCCAATTTCCGCTGTTCAGTAAAGAGGTCGTTTATTTCGGAAATAATGCGGGCTTCCTCAAATATATCACTCTGACCATGTGCGGCTTCTTGTTCCTTGTGCAGTTCTTCAATGCGTGATTTGATTTCAGAAAGTCTGTCGACTTGTGTACTTGAACTCTGTTCCTCAACACTTTTGACTGATTTGTATTCAGCAAACGCTTTAGTCTTACGGTGGCTACTATCTATCCACTTCTCGAAATCCTCCAAGTTTACGGCAGTTACCACTGTCTTGTGATTATTTGCCCAGTCGCTGTCATAATTCGCGAAGTAAGCAGCCTCGGCATCGTCAGTCTCATTGAAACCAAGCATTACCTTATGCTCATCAAAGCTGCCGTCCTCATTATACTGGTCCACCACGAACACCCTGCGTCCGTTCCACCCGTCAATATCGTCAGAGAGGAACACGTCTATGTGGTCTCCATCCACGCCCTCCGTGCCACGAATGTAGCCGTAGGTGTTCTGCATGATCGTTTCCCACTTGTTGCCCTCTGTGTCTATTCCACTACGAACGGATCCTTTCGGGTTCTCAATGGTGATATTGAATGTACCAACCTGCACATGACCTTTCTTATAATTGCCTGCTTCTTTCTGTTTCTCCGTAGGAGTAGTATCGGTTTCTTTCTCTGCCACTGCAACAGCATTGGCTAAAGACAAAGATGCATCAATATAATTAAGAACATCCAATAAATCTCCGAATGTTTGACCGTCATACTCATAAGCGCTACCTATATAATTACCTTTCGTATCAGGTGCATCAACTTTTATAACTTTATGAGTACCATCAACAATAATTGTCTGTTTATAAGTATCGCCATACTTTCCGCTTTCAATCCAATCATCTTCTTGAACTTCAATACGTCTTGCTATTTTTGCACTAAGTTGATTGTCAGTATCATCAGAAAACAGCATTTCTTCTTGTGATAAAGAAGATTCTATTTCGCTTTGTCCACCAATGCTTTCAGTTCTTCCTGTATCATCAGTTGTCCCATTTCTGTTCTCAACTCGTTCTCTTGGCGCAAGAGTTCCATTGCTTCCTTGCTGCCCTCGTTGGCTTGTTGCAGTATCGCCAACCAATACATTGCTTCGTTGTTGTCCATTGTAATCTAAATTAAATGTTTCTTTAATAGCCTGTACGAGCGTCCGAGGGGTATTGTCCGGTTGTTCGAACAGAGTTTCTTCCTGTGTACCTTGTATAAGGTCATAAATCTTGCCGAATGTATTTTGAATGAAGCTTTGGCTTTCACCTTTATACATTGCGGCCAAATGCAGGACAAAGTTACTGAATTTATCAGCAGGGAGATAACTTTCCCCAGTGACATCATCCATTTGATACTGGCGTTTCCAACTTTCTACGGCAGTACGTGCTTCCTTGAAGTTCTTTGCCTCTGCAAACATTTTATCTTGGGACAAAGCATAGTAAGCACGAACGGAATTCTGTATCTCATCTACCATTCGTTCACTGTTCGGACTATCATAATCACGAAAAGCAGTGGCAAGAATAGCTTTTTGTGCTTTTACCGGTAATACGTTGAACATTTCCTCCAACCGTGTACTACCGTCCTTGAATATGCTTTGATACATGATACCACGCAAATCATTCTTGGATTCGGGAGTCAAGTTACCCTTGCTGTCAAACGCACTCTTGTATTGTGTGGGAGTAATGAAACCTCTTTGGCTCATCCATTTCAAAACATTAGCACCATTGGAATCCACAAGTCCGGCAAATGACATTTCATCATCCGAAGTCCTAAGCAGCAAGTTGGCAAACGAACGCATTTCGGCTCCCATGCGCTGCAAGGCGTTTTTAGGTTTGATGCGTTCAACACCTCCACTTTCTGTGTCCTGTGCCACATACTGGCCAAGACGGATAGCCTCTGCATCGTCCACATCAACCATGTTCACAAGGACAGGATGCTCCATAGCCTCAATGTCTTCTGCTTGTAATCCAAATTCTTCCGCATGGTCTTTCAGATACTGCTTGTAAAGAGCCGCCTGTTCCGGATGGTTCTCCCACATGATACGAAGTGCGTCACTTCGGTTATTGCCCTGTATGGCTTCGCCCCGTGCGTTCACGGTAGGTGCGCCTGTATAGGCGGTAACAGAAGATGTGATTTCTTCGGGGCGTATGTTTCCGGCAATCTTTCGTGCAGACAATACACTTGCCTCGTCATTCCGTTCTTTTGGCTGCGCTTCGTCAATAAAGTGCAGAGGGTTGCGCACGCCTTGAATATGGCTCGGTTGCAACAAGTTTACATCAATCACGGCTACACGACCACCTACAATGGCATCATCACTGAATTTTACGGATACCTCCTTTCCCTGCAATGCCTGTACAGGCTCTTGTCTGTCTATCTTATGACCGTTCATGCGTCTGTAACCTCTTGCCCGTGCATCCTGCGGCTTGTCGTCCACCATGTCCGGCACTCCGTTCAGGGCTTCACGCTCGATGCGTTCCGCTTCCTCACGTTCGGCACGTAACTTTTCTTCTTCTGCCTTTCGCAATGCGGCTGCTTCATCGGCAATACGTCTGCGTTCATCATCCGCTTCCATTTTTCTGCGTTTGGCGGTACCGGCTATCTTCTGCCAAACGAGCAATTCCTGTTTGGCTGCATCAATCGCCGCTTTGCGTTCTTTCTCGGAAGCAATCTTTTCGGCAATGGAGTTGCCACCTTTCGATTTGGCTTTCTCCAACTTCTTCAAGGCTTCTTCCTTGTCGGCAACCATTCCATCGGCTACGGTCTGTGCCATATCCTCATCACCCTCAGTCTGCTCCACAATGGCATCCCAAGCTGTGTCGCTGTCGGCCTGCTCATATAGTGGATTTCCCTGCTCATCCTTTGGTATTCTCTGCATGGCAGGAATATTTTGAGGGGCATTGTTATCATTTTCGGGAATATTTTCCGCACCATTGTTGCTCTCATTCTCGACAGGGCGTTCAAACGCTACTCCGTTATGCTCCAACAACATATTGTCAAGTTCATCACGGGTAAACAGGTTCACACGCTTGCCGTTGATAGGGGCTTCGGTAAATACCTCATACTTGCCATCCGCATCAGCATCTGCTGTGATATTGCCACGGACGGTAACGCCGTTCTCATCGGTAAGCGAAACAATGTCATTGAGGGCGTATTGTGGTCTTTCAGCCTCTTGCATCTCCTGTTTCCGTTCGGCATTCTCAATGGTTCTCTGCTGCTCGAACTGCGCCACACGTGCCAAATTTGCCGCATCAGCCTGTTGCTGTATGGTTTCTTTTGCCAACGGGAAGATGTTCACGCCGTCCGAAACGTTAACTGTGCCGTCCCCATTATCCACAATACCGTCCTCGTTGGCTATAATCTGTACTTGCATCTGTGAACCATCCTGTCCGGTAATAGTATAGGCATCACCCGGATTGAATGTAACCTTACCGTCTATCTTATCAGCCGCTTCACGTGCGAACTGCTCCACAATGGCTTGTTCTGCCAATTCTTTTTGCTCGTTAGGGTCTTGCGATTCATCAAGAGACAATACTGCATCAGGTGATACTTGTTCAAGTGCGCCGGTTTCCGAATCGCGAATGATGATGCTGTTGTCCGAATCAGTTACGCTCACACCGCTACCATCGTCATAAGGTACAAGCTTGCCACTGATTACATACACCTTCCGCTCATCCTGCTTCATCGTTGCCCCCTGTATCATGCCGGTATTACGGTTCACACGTGCATCTATCATTGAGTTGCTCTGCTCGATACGACCGTCTATATCATCACGTACACGTTGTATCATGCCGTTATACACCTGCTTGGCATTAATATAATCGATTACGGAAACCTTATCTTCATCATTCCATTGTTCGTTGCCATTCACAAACTCTAATGTGGCAATCGGATTTTCTTCAATCATTGCAAACATGCTCTCATCCACGAGGTCTGCAACCCTTGCACGCTGATACTCATACATGTTCTTTGCATCGTTCATCTCCTGCGAAGAAATGATATTATACCCGTCGAGATAACTGTCATTTGCTTGTTGTACACTTTCGTTTCGGTTGCCGCCACGTGATTGAGCCATAGAAGCAAGGTTAAATCCTCGCAAATTCAACGAGCGTTCCATATAATCCAGAACGGCAGCTTTCTCATTGATGGTAAAATCTTTATCACCGGCAATAAGTTCCGCAACTTCACCGATATTCTCATTGGTAGTAAGGTCAAGCGTCGCCTTTAATGGCTCCCATACCTCTTTGCCGAGTAATTCATTCACTTTTGCGTCCGCTTTATTTACACCATGCTTCATGGAAGTATAATTTGCAGCAGACAAAGTATGTTTTCCTGCGCCCATCAATCCCATAGAGAGTGCCATGCCTCCCCAAATGTCACCATGAAATTGGCCACTGGCAAACAAATTGGTACGTGTACCGTCCGGATTCTGTTGATAGGCATCATCAAGATTGAGCATGGTGCGCCACAGTTGTCCATAGTATTCTTCCGAAACCTCACCGACATAATCACTCATACCCATTTTGTTGAACATCTGATGAGTTTGTCCCATGATACCGTTCAACGCACTTGCGTCAGCCTTTGAAAGCACTGCACCGATACGTTTTGCACCTACAACATTGGCGAGTTTGCTCATATTCCCAAGAGTAAAGACCGGATCAAGATGTGCACCGAACATTTCCGAATAATTCTCAATGATGGCATTGGCTTCACTTTGCCAAATGGCATCCCCCCAAGTCTTGTCGTTGGAAAAATCATAGTTGCCGTTCTCATCAACAACCACATCACCCAGTTTACGGTCAATAATGTCAGCAGTAGTTTTCCCTGCCTGTACTGTATTGGCCATAAGTGGAGCGCGTACAAGCAAATCATCTGCAGTTGTACCGAGTGCTTTGATGGTCCAGTCGGTTGCATACCGTCCCAAACCTTTGGCTCCATTTTCTTTGATATAGGACTTGAAACCCTGCTGAGCCATTTTTTCAGCCGTTTCTTTGCTTATAACCTTTGTTGCAAGTCTGGTACTTCCTTTGGAGAAAGAGGACAATCCGTTAAATCCTCCACCTGTCAATACGAAATCCAGCATGAAGGACGGCATATAGCCTGTCATTACACCTGCTCTGTTCCAAAAATCTGCATTTCCGCTGTATCTTTCCTCTGCTTGTTGCTTCTCATGGATTGCGCCCATCATTGCATCATGCGCTTCACGTTCACCCTCTGTGGCATTTTCTTTTTTCAGTTCATCGGCATTCATCATCGTAAATGCGTCACGCATATCACCCATACCGAAATCCCACGTGCGCACATCACCCATAGTGCGACCGAAACCACGCCAAAAGCCTACATCTACACCGTTTTCACGGTCTTTCTGTTCTTCAAGGTTCTTAATCAGTTCCTCTGTTTCACGAATGGCTACGGATAACGCACGGTTTTCCTTGTCAGATTGTTGGCGGGGCGTATAAGTGGCAGCTCCCAGTATGGCAGCGAGAGGGGCTTTGTTGTTTTCTGTCTCTTCTGCCCATTCCTTGTGTACTTCTGATGCTCTTTCCTCTTGCTTGGCTTTCAACTCCTGCAACCGGAGGTTTGCCTTGCGCAACTGTCCGCCTATGGACATATCGGCAGCTTGGCGGTACTGAAAGCTTTCCATGTCAGCCAATGACTTGCTGTAATAACGATTTCCGGCAGGAGTGAGGAACGTTTTCTCCAACTTCCCACTTTCAGGATTGAATATCATCTTTCCCTCTTTGGTCTGCAAGCCGGGATTTATCCCATATTCCTGCATATTGTCTATGCGTTCGTTGAATGTTTGTGTATGGGATTTCACATCGTTCATAATACGGTCGGTTTCGGTCAACATCGCTACTTTCTCCTTTTCTGTAGGTCGCCATGTCTGTTCATTAGCAGGTGAAATGGGTTCTTCAACCGTTCCGGAAGCACTGTTTCCCGATTGTTGCGATGAGGTTCGTTCCTTTCCAAACCCTATATTGCTTTCAAATTCTTCAAACGGCTCCATATCATAACCATCTTTTACAAGAGCGTCGTAAGCCGCTTTACGTTTGGTTGAATCTAACAGGTTCTTGCGAAAATCTTCTTCGCTCTCCATGTCGTAACCATCAGAAACAAACGTATCATACAGTTTTTTTATCTTATCCTTTTCTTCAGGCATAGTATTTTATTTATGATGTTGGACTTTTCTTTTTATTATCGGCCGTTGGACTTTTTTTCTGTGGCTTAGAAGAATGTCCTTTACCGGGCTTTGTCGTTTCAGATGTCTTGACGGTTTTCCCTCTTCCACTTTTGACCTCGGTGGTCGAAGCCTGAGTTTCTTCGTTCCATGTTCCATTGTCTATGGCGTTCTGACGCATGGCTTCATACGAGTGTGCAAAATGCTTGTTACCATCGCTGTCATACCACGGATATTCTCCGGCCTTTCCACTGCCACCACCTCGGTTGTAATATTCTGCTCTGGCATTGGATGCGGAAGCGGAAGCCTTTGAAGCACCAGCTTTAGCCTTTTCGGTTTCAAGCCTTGCCTTTTCAAGTTCTTCTGCATATTTTGCTTCAATTCCTTTGCGTTTGGCTTCAGCTTCGGATGCGGATATTTTATTGCCTTGCAGTTGGAGATTCAATTCAAACATCTGCCTGTCGCGTTCCTCTTTGGCATCGTTCCGTATGCGGTTATAATCGTCAAGACCAAGCTGCCTTTGCCACTTACGTTCACGGTCATCCCTTTCTTCATCAGCGATTCTTGCCCTCATCAGCCCCTCATAATATTCTTTCTCCTTGCCTTCACGTTCTTTCATCAGCTTGTCATATCTCACTTTGGTACGTTCTGACATGGTATTCTTACCGGTATACATATTTGGAGCGTACTGCGTGGTGAAGAACAAGTTCGAGAGTGCCGATATACCATCACCAATGGCTGCGAATATCTGTTCACGTTTCTGCTTCTTCTTTTCTTTAGCAAGTTCCTCGTCCGTTGGCGGTTTATAGGGATTGAGTTTTTTGTACAATTCAGCGTATGAGAGACTGCCACCGTTCACATCGGCTTGTTTGGCCGGAGGTGCAGCGACCGTTTCAGATTGGGAGCCGGTAACGGCAGGAGCCGCAGCTGCTTGTTGTTCCGTCCATTTCTGTGTACCCTTTGCCGGGGATGATACGGAAGGAGCGTCTTGCTGCTGTTCGTGCCATTCCTTAGAGCCTTTGGGCGGAGGCGTACCACCTCCGTTTCCTAAAATATCATCCATTGTTGCCATATTGAAATAGTTTAGAAAGGCATTTGACTTACCGCGTTAGTTACTCCTTGTACAGCTCCCGATATGGCATTGGCCTTGCCTTGCTCAATGGCGTTAAGCTGTTCCACTAAAGCATTGTCGTTTTGCATATAAGTGGCTTCGATATTGTCCTTACGTGCTTCTGCATCAGCGGCAATCTGTGATGTTGCATCGGCAAGAGCCTTGTTGTTCGCTTCTTTGGCCGCTGCCACACTTTCATCAGTACCGCCCATGACGGCTGCACTACCGGCAGCGGCTTTGTTACGTTGTTTTATACTCTCTTCAGTTTGCGTAAGGATGCGTTGTGCATCAGCCCGCTGAGTGGCATCCTCGTTGTACCGCCTGTCGTACCAGTCCTGATTCTTTTGCCGTTGAGCCTCAACATTACGTTTTGCTTTCTTCATGGCCTTGGATGCCTTGATCCCACCGAAAATGCTGCCTGCAGCACCTATGGCACTTCCTATTAAACCCATAAGACTTTATTTGATTATTAAAAGTTATACCTTGCGTGCGAAAGTAAGCCGTTATCTTCGCATCATCATTTTATCTTTTTACATACAAATCATTATGGCAATAGGAAAAAAGACTGGAGGGCGGCAAAAAGGTACGCCCAACAAAATAACGGCACTGGCAAAAGGGATGATTGAGAAATGGCTTGAAGCGCACAACACTATACCCGAAGGAGATGTGACGCCACTAATAATGCAGGACTTCATGGAACTTGACCCCAAAGACAGGGTGAAAGTGTCGACAGAGTTCATTAAAATCATCATGCCTAAGAATATCAGCATAGACGATGGCGAGGTCAAACTCACCATTGAGGACAAGCTTGTCAAACTTGCCGGAGAAGAAGACGAGGAAGAATAATCTATTACCCTCTACTTTAGATTGTCTTCATGTCAAGGGAACCCCAACCCGAAAAGGGGACGATTTTACTGATTTGCTTTGAAGCGATGTTCGAGAGAATGTCGCTTTTTTCATGTCCGGACCGTAAAATTTCTTCGGAAGAAAAGGGCATTTCTTCCGAAGAAATAGCAATAAATGTACAATTATACCCCATTTCTTCGGATTTCTTCGGAAGATATTGCCTTAATTGTACAGAAAAGGGGTATTTCTTCGGAAAAAACACGCATAAATGTACATTCTTGTACAGATTGAATTTTTTATGCGAAAATCAGCTCAAAAGCACCTCAAAAATCTTCTGAAATGGCTGAAATGAGCTATTTTTTGACATAATTTCAGAAGATATTACATTTATTTCTTCGGAAGAAATAACCATAAATGTACAGAAAAGGGGTATTTCTTCGGAGGAAACAGCCATAAATGTACATTTCTTCGGAAGAAAAGGGTATTTCTTCGGAAGAAATAGCAATAAATGTACAATTATATCCCATTTCTTCGGAAGATATACCATAAAATAAATATATATATCTACTACTACATCTACCGCGCGTGCGTGCGCACGTGAAGAAATTTTCGATTTTAGGGCAAGAATAAAAATTGAATAAAAAAGAAAGCCTACAAAGAAAAATACCTTGCAGGCTTATATCATTTCGTGAAGTCACAAAAAAAATCAGAATCCTTTCCCTTTCTGCCGTTGGTACACCACCGTCTGGTCTTTGTCGAGGTTGACGATTTTGAACATCACCATTGAACGGTTCGGAATATCATCCGGCAGCATAGTTACGAGCCGGGCAATCACCTCGTCCACATTGTTGAAGCCTACATCGGTCAGTTCCGCCACCTTTTGCCCGTTGTGGTATGCAGCCGCATTCACCATATAGCGGTATGACAAGCGGAAATGCACATCCTCCTGTTTCTGCTCACGTACAGAAGCCTTACCGGAGAAGAAAATGAAATCAATTACTTTCTCGTTCAGTTCCCAAGCAGGGGAGAAGTCAATCTTGATATACCCTCGTGTTACGTTGTGTCCATTGCTATGGTTCATGCCAAACGCCACTTCCGAGATAGAGGCACGTACATCATTCTGAGCTACTGTTCCCCATGTATGCCGGAACGTGTAAGCCGAATACCACTCTTCCTTTGGCATTCCCATAGCCTTGCATAATTGCCTTATCCCACTGTTGACATTGGCGCAAAAACTGTCCGATGTAGTCATGCGCTGATAGAAATTGAACAAACGCTCATCATCTTTTGCCGTGTTCATGTACTTTTCAAATAGCGGCTGGATGATTGCTGGCACCCGCATTTCCATATACGCACCATCCGCACGGAACTTCTTCGTTTTGGCCCGTTGGTAGTGGATAATTCCGTTCCGGTAATCCTGCTTTCTTAGATTGTACAGATCAATCGTGTTGATTCCTGCAAGGCAAAGCACCATCATAGCAACATCACGCCCGAACTCCGTCTGTGGATATTTCATCTTACTTTCCGGCAGAGGGAATGAAAAGAACTCCCGACATGCTTCGGGGGTAATGGCAAGCTTCTCCGCACGATCAGCCGTTGGTATTTCCACTTTCACCCATGGGTTGACTTTGATACGGATTATACCGTTATCGTAATCGTTGTACTCCAACATGGCGGCTTTAAATACCTGACGCATACAGATTGGATACATTTCCTTTGCCCTATGCGTCTGTTCAAGCGACTTTATCCATTTGTTCACCTGCGTAGAGGTCAACTGAGCGAACATCACTTGGTTGGTTCCGATGAACCGTTCCAGATGTTGTAGGGCAAGCTTGTAGTTCTTGGCATTCCTTTCCTGCCCACGGTCAATCATTCTGTCGATATGCACTCTCGCATAATCCGAAAAACAAATATCGTCATTGCCGTTCGTAAGAAAATCCACCACTTCCTTGACCGTCCAATGTTCAATGTCTTTTTTGTTGAGCCGCTCGTTATATTCCACTATCCGCCCGGCACAATACTGAAGCACGTAGGGGTCTTCGATTTCTTTCGCTCTGGAAAGTTCTTTCTTCGTGACCATCTTGTCGGTCTTCATGAATTGTGTCCCCCTATGGTGGGTAACTCTGATATAAACCGGATAAAATCCGTCCTTGCGTTCTTTTTGAACACACGCTTTAAATGTTGCCATATCGTTCTATGTCTTTATTATGTTATTATTTAAATTTATTCCAAACAGCTTCCAATGTCTTAACTTTCTGTAATATCATCAATTACGGCTCTAAACACGCTCTAAACACCCAACGAAAAGCACAACAACATTCTCTAAACATTTGCGTTTATTACGCTCATTTTCCGTGCGGAATGAACGTACCTTTTAAAAATACAATAGGCGGTAAGCCTTTGTAAATGAAAAGCATACCGCCTATTTTATTGAGTATCAGCTATATCGTGCTATTCCTCGATTGCCGCCTGCGCCGCTCGGAAAAGCTTCTCAAAATCAGCAAGGTTAGCTATGCTTGGAAAACTTATCGCAAACACTTTTCAAGAAGCCTTGATTTTGTTGAGATTATTCCTCGACCGCGGCTTGTGCCGCTCTAAAACGCTTTTGATTTTCAGCAAATTCAAACTCATTGGAAAACTGAAAAGAAACCCGTTGAATTTTCTTGTCAAAAAAACCTATTTGCAAGCATTTTTGCAGCAACTGCGGCAGCAATCATATTATGATTATCAGTAAATTACCGAGACTGGTTCAACTTAAAAGCAAACCAAGTCTAAAACAACATGTAAAATACCACTATTATATAATAAGGTAGCATCATTGTTGGCCTTTGCGCAAAAGCTCAATGATAGCATTCTTATCCTCTAAATTATTCTTTAAGGATTCTATATACTCTTTTTGCATTTCCACTTTCTCGGTCAATTCCGCTACTCGCTCTTCTGCTTGTGCAGCCTTAGCTCGCTCTGCGGTCAGCTCAGCGATTAACTGCGCATCACCTATAAAATTGTTGGCATCACCATGAAGCGTTACGGCAGCGAGATAAGCCGAGATCTGAGGGGGCACTTCACAGAACAAAGTGAAAAAGTTAAAGTCCAGGGCATGACATAGGTCTACCAGCTTCTTACTCTCCATCGTATCTCTTTTCAATATTCTGTTGACATGCTGCTGGGAGACACCAATTCTACGTCCGAGTTCGGACTTACTGATGTCAAGTTCCAGCCGGCGTTTCTCTATTGCCTCGCCTATATGCACACTTTTTACTGCAACTTCCATGGTCTATAGTTAAATTTTAAGCTTCAATCAAAATAATATCATTCAAATATTGGCTATATAAACACTATTTTGTTATTTTGCGAGCATAAAGCTCTCATTATTTGAGTGCAAAGTTAATCATTAATCATTAAATAATCAAGATTTATGGTAGAAATTTCGGCAAAAATCCGTCCGTCGCTCATCGCTCTTAACGTAGGTGACGAAATCTCCTTCCCCATTGAGAAACTAAAAAGTGTACGAACTCAGGCATCCGAACTGGGCGCCATCATGAGTCGTCAATACACCACCAAGACCGATCGGATAAACCACATCATCAAGGTGAAACGCATATTATAGAACCAAACTATCAAAATTATGTTTTCGATACAATTTATAGACCACGAAGTCCCTTACGATGTGTTTCTGAATGACCTGGTTAACAAACTAGTTCAGGCGCTAAAAGACACGCACGACGACCCTGAATTCATCAGTCAGAGAAAGGCCTACAAGCTCTTTGGAAGACGAAACGTAGATCGATGGAGACGTCAGGGAAAGGTGGTATGCTACAAGCGTCCGGGGAAGGTAGAATACAAGACCGCCGACCTTCGTATGCTGCAGAAGACCACCCAGGATTACTTTGAAAGCCCGCCTCTTTCATCCATTACCAGTATTAAAAAGACGGTAAAGCATACAAAATAAGAACTAAACAGCATCAACAAAGAGGGAAAAGGTTATCAATGCAATCAAACTGAACTATACATAAACCTTTTTTGTTCCATCAGTATAGTTGTAGTCTTACGGAACATAGAAATAGATTAGTAGGTACAAGAGACTGCCAAAAGACATGAGAAAGTAAGAGAAATAGCCATGAAATTCTATCATCTGATTGCCATGTTGTAGGTATTCTCCTCGTTTTTTAAGAAAAATGAATGAGACAAAGCCATCAGTAGACCCTCATGGTGTCTATACCGTCAAAAGGACTTGTGCTGCCTTGGAGGTCAGCTACAAAACGCTCCGTAAATACCGGATGAACGGCCACATACAGCCCATCAATCCGGACAATCCCCATCGTCTGAAATACACTGGGCAATCCATTCTGGACTGCTGGTTCAAACTCCGCATGCTATGATTAGCGAAGGCACACTTGATAAAGTCAGGGAATTGCCCATCGAGTCCATTGTAGAGCCGTACGTGAAGCTATCGCGTGACGGCAGACTCAACATGAAAGGGCTATGTCCGTTCCATTCGGAGAAAACCCCTTCATTCTCGTTGAATCTGTCCAAGAACCTGTACCACTGCTTCGGCTGCAACCGGGGAGGCGATGGCATCCGGTTTATCATGGAGAAAGAAAACCTCTCCTTCACCGATGCGGTGCATTTTCTGGCCAAGCAGCACGGAATCCCGGTAGATTATGAAAAGGAAGAGGAACAAAGCGGGGAAGCCGTAGCCGAACAGAAACACAAGGAATCCCTTCTGGCTACACTGGATATACTCCAGACCTTCTTTGTGGACAGCCTTCGTCTGGCAACTACGGAGGATTCACGGAATGCCCGGTGTTATGCCTACAACCGCTGGCCGGAAGACTTTTGCTCAGAGGCCGGATTAGGATATGCCCCGAAAGACAGCAACGCCTTCCGCGATTTCTGTCAGCAGAAAGGATTGAAAGAGGAACTGCTGTTTGAACTGGGCATGCTCAAACGGAAGGAGGACGGCACCAGTTACTCCATGTTCCGCGAACGGATCATGATTCCGATACGGAACCGGTGGGGACGCATCATTGCCTATACGGCCCGTTACATCGGTGCCAATCCGAATGCCCCCAAGTACATCAATTCCGCCACCAGCGTGCTCTACACCAAGGGAGAAACCCTGTTTGGCATCGACCGCGCCTTTCGATTGAGGGATGCAGAGAATTTCATCATCGTGGAAGGCGCTCCTGATGCGTTGCGCTTGCAATCCATCGGTCTGGAGAACACGGTGGCCTCTTTGGGTACCAGCTGGAACGAGAACCAGCTGAACCTGCTCAAGCGCTACAAGTCCTCCCTCTGTTTCATTCCTGACTCTGATGTGGCTCCGGAAGGCCAATATGGTCCCGGATTCAAGGCTGTGATGGAATGCGGCACACTGGCCATCCGAAAAGGATTCCATGCCACAGTCAAGGAATTGCCCTTCGGTACCCGGGAACTGACGGAAGAAGAACTGCAGGAAAAGTACGAAGGGGCTATTCCAAAAGATGCTCAACGGGAAGTGCTTGTCAAGAATGATGCAGACAGCTACATTCTGAGCGAAGAAATCTACCGCAACCTGAGGGAAAAGCATTTTATCGTCTGGCTGGCAGAGAAGCAGTTTGCCACGGCCAGTTCACTGCTCAGGGAAATCAATTGCGTCAATCAGATTGCGGACTTGTTGCGTTATGTAAAGGACCAGTTCGTATATGAGCAGTGCATCGAGCAGCTGAGTAAGATTTACGGCAAAGCCCGCCTGTGGAAGGATGCCGTGACACAGGCCCGCAACCAGGCCAAGAGGGCCAAGCAGCCGACCATGATGGACAAACAGCAGGAAGAGACCGATGCACTCCGGCAGCTCAACCTGTTTGTCCGCAACAACTGCTACTATTGCCTGGGCAAGGATGATGAAGACCCCATCCGCCTTTCCAACTTTCGGATGGAACCCCTGTTCCACATCCATGACGAATGCAACGGTGTCCGCCTGTTCCGGCTGTTCAATTCCTTTCGGGACAGCTGCATCATCGAGTTGAAAGAATCCGAAATGTGCTCCATCTCCAACTTCCAGCAGAAGATAGGTTCGGTCGGCAATTACGTATGGCTGGGCAAGATAGACAAACTCAACAACGTCAAGGAGTTCCTGTATGCCCGCACCCAGACGGCCGAGCGAATCCGCAAGCTCGGATGGAACGAGAGCAAGGAGTTCTTTGCGTTCGGCAACGGCATCTTTCAGCACGGTGTCTTTCATGAAGCCGACGAAATGGGCATCATCCAGGATGACAGCCACCATGCCTATTACATTCCCGCCACTTCTAAAATCTACCGGGACAATGCGGAAATCTACCAATTTGAACGACTGATGGTGCACCGAAAGAGCAACGGCGTGCTTCTCCGCTCTTTCGTGGAAAAGCTGACGGAAGTCTTTGGCAACAATTCCCGCATCGCTTTCGGCTACCTAATTGCCACCCTCTTCCGGGACGTGGTCTATAAACGCACCCGGCATTTCCCCATCCTGAACCTGTTCGGTGAGAAAGGTACCGGTAAGACCACGCTGGCCACCAGCCTGCAGGCCTTCTTCCTCCATGACGTGGAACCGCCCAACATGGGTGTGGCCTCCGTTCCGGCCATGAACGACCGGGTATCGCAGGCGGTCAACACCCTGGTTGTTTTTGACGAATACAAGAACGACCTCGATGTGCGCAAGATTGCTTTCCTCAAAGGTCTTTGGGGCGGTGGCGGCCAGACCAAGAAGAACACCAACACGGACGGCATGGCCTCTCAGACCATCGTCAGCACGGGAGTCGTCATCTGCGGGCAGGAAAAGCCGACGCAGGATATGGCGCTCTATACCCGTGTTCTTTTCCTGGCTTACACCAAGACCTCGTTCAGCGTCCTGGAGAAAAAGCATTACGAGGAACTGCAGTCCATCTGCAACCTGGGCCTGACCCACTTGACCCTCGACATTCTGAAACATCGGGAGCTGTTTGAGAAGAACTTTCCCGACATGTATTCCCTCACCAAGCGGGAACTTGCCATCCAGATGGAACAGGAAGGCATCCATGACCGTATCTTCGGAAACTGGATTATTCCGTTGGCCACACTGCGCACGCTGGAATCCGCCTTGCATCTTCCCTTTAGTTACGCCCAGATGCTGGAAACCACGGTCAACGGCATGCGCAACCAGAACGAACTGGCCCAGGAAAGTTCCGAAGTGGCCGACTTCTGGAACATGCTCCAGGGCTGGCAGTCCATCGGAAAGTGTACAGAAAAAGTACACTTCAACATCCGCTATCTCAAGAAGTTCCGTCCGATGAATGTCAAGGAAGATATGGAGTTCATGGAAGCCCGTCCGATACTCTACCTGAACATGGCAGCCATCTCTTCGCTGTTCAGCAGCCGGAACTCCACCCAGAACATCACGGCCAACCGTTCGTCCTGGTCCACCGTTCTGTCATACCTCAAATCCCATCCGGCCTTTCTGGGCACCAAGCAGGACCGCTTCTACATCCTGCTGCCCAGTGGTAACCCGGATTGCGTGACGGTTGTGAAAGACGGAAAGGTTATCCAGAGTCCGAAGGTGAACCGCCCCAAAGCGCTTTGCTTCGACTACCTGCAACTCAAGGAGATGTTCGGACTGGATCTGGAAACGGAAGTGATTACGGAAAACAGTGAAGATGATTCCGAGATATAAGATAACTGATAGGATTAACCCCCATGATATAAAGACCGTTTTATTTCGAAGATTCAGGGAATAGAATTATCTTTGTATCTTGGGCCTCAATGATAGGACCATGCAATATATATATCTGTAAACAAGTTACCGAACCTCATGAGAGAAGACCAATTTATCAAGCTCTCCCAAGCTGGAGAGAATGTTCAAATAGAATACAAGACATGCTATGAACAGATTTCTGATTCATTGTATGAAACCGTCTGCTCCTTTCTGAACCATAGTGGTGGCCACATTCTGGTGGGAGTCAAGGATAATGGTGAGATTGCCGGAGTAAATCCAGACAAGGCTACCACCCTGCAGGGGAATATCATTACCGCCATCAAGAATCCGGATTTGTTCTTGCCCTGTCCCTACTTCACACCGCAAATACTGACCGTTGAGGGGAAGGTGGTCCTGTATCTGGACATTCCTTGCGGACAATACGTTTACCGCTACAAGGGGAAATACTGGGACCGCAATGGAGATGCAGACATTGATGTGACCGACCAGCCGGAATTGCTGCTTTCGCTCTTTGAACGAAAGAATCCGCATCTTTTTGAAGAAAGGATTGTAGAAGAACTGACACTGGAAGATCTGGACAGTGATACTTTCCAGTATTGCCGTAATATCCTGGCAGTCATCAAGCCGAACCATCCCTGGCTGCAGCTGACAGATGAAGATATACTGCTTCATACCCGTCTGGCCAAGAAAGAAAGGGAAACCGGAAAACTGAAGTTGAAGTATGCTGCACTCATTCTGTTTGGCAAGGAAGAAGCCATTGAAGAGTATATGCCCCGTTACCGCTTCGAGGCGCTGTTTCACATGTGTACCTACGAGGAATACAATGACATCAAGCGTTTCCCCAGTCGGTACGACGATCGCATCACCATGCGCTGTAACCTGATCAAGGTCTATGACCGACTGACGCAGTTTACGGAACGCTACCTGCCGAACAAGTTCTACTTGCCAGAAGGGACTACCCAACGGGAAGACCTGCGCTGGGACCTCTTCCGTGAAATTGTGGCCAACCTTTGCGTACACAGTGATTTCAGTACAGGTTATGCCTGCTTCTATCATGTGTTCAAAGACCGGGTAATCACGAAGAACCCCACTCGTCTGCTTCCGGAGATTCCCGAAGGCGAACTCACACTGCAGGAATTGAGCAACTACACCAAGAATCCGCTGCTGGTGCGCGTGTTCCATGAGTTGTCCTGGGTGGAAGATATGGGCTCCGGTACCCGTAATATCTTGCGCTATGCCCCCTTGTACTATCCCGACTACAAAGTGGAAATCGTCAACGGCTCGCAGTTCATCTTTTCCATTACCTATATGGAAATGTCCCAAGAAACCGTGGAAAATGTCCCAAGAAATGAGAAAATGTCCCAAGAAACTGCGGAAAATGTCCCAAGAAACGGACAAATGTCCCAAGAAACCATTTCCACTAACGATGAAGACGATTTGAATATTTCTCTTGAAAAGCCGACAGACAAGAAAGAAAATTCTAAAAAGAATAAGCGCCATCAAGCGATAGTCTCGTTGATCAGGAAGAATTCGAGGATTACAATGGAGGAAATGGCAGACAAGTTAGGTGTCAATGCGCGTACCATTCATCGCGACATCGAAGAATTGAAACATGTTGTAGAGCATATTGGTCCGACCAAAGCCGGCTACTGGAAGCTGTTGAAATAAAGTAGTGCAAATGCCCATGTAAGAAAAAACCATAAAAGAGAGCCGTTTTCTGACTCGCTTTTATGGTTATCCTTTGCAAACAGCCATTAATCCTCCAGTTTGCTCACCAGCTTCACAAATTCTTTGGCAGGTTTGAATGCCGGGATGTTGTGAGCCGGCACAATCACGGTGGTATTCTTGGAGATGTTACGCGCCGTCTTTTCCGCACGCTGCTTCACAATAAAACTGCCGAAGCCACGTAGATAAACATTCTCTCCCTTTTCCAGCGATTCCTTCACTTCCACCATCAAACTCTCCACTACTGCCAGTACGGTTTGGGCATCACATCCGGTCTTTGCGGATATACTCTTACATAATTCTGCTTTCGTCATTTCTAGATTCTTTAAAAACGCACAAAGATACGCAATGTACTTCAAACAAACATCAAACAACCCCGTTTTTTGCTTGTAAATCAGCACGAAAAGCACTACCTTTGCATCGTTTTTAGAATACATCTTCAATATGGACATTAGTTTGATTGGCACACATGCAGATGCCGTATGGAACGTACTGCATGAAAAAGGTGGAATGGATTTGACTCAACTAAAACAAGAATCCTTTCTAACAGACAAGTAAATTACTTCTGTAATTTGCACCTTATATATAAATTCTGCTTAGCTTAGTTTAGTTTTTTTAGTCAAAAATAAAAAAGGGTATCGACATAAGTTCAATACCCTTTTATTTTTATCAGCTCATAGTATAGCAAATAATAAATGAAACTGACTTAGCATCCCTATAGAAGGCTCACTCGCTCGGTAATGGCTGCATCGTCCAATGTGTAACCTCCGAGACTGTTTTCTTTGGCTTGAATACAGAGATATAGCATTGGTGCATCTGAGGTACATTTCAAGCAACGGTCACAGTGTGTTGAAACACGAACCACCGAACCTTCGGAAATATCAAAAACAGAATCATTTACCTGAAACTTCCCTGAACCGGAAAGAATAATATAGTTCTCTTCGTTATTCTCATGGGTATGGAAGAACGGAACAGATTCTCCTGAAGGGAGAGAGCCAAATGAGATTTCACAGGAATTGGCCTCAGTTGCTTCTTTTACAAATTGTTTCCCTTCAAAGTGCTGCAGATTCCCAACAGAAACATGGGCGAATTTATCGCCGGCATTAATTTTAATAGACTCATAATTGCGATAATTTAAATTAAACAGTATCTTTGCATTTGATAATAACTATCTTTTTGATAGTGCAAAGTTAATATGTAAATACATATAAAACAAGAGGTTACTTAATTGTAAGCTGGTTACTTTTTGAATAGTTTTTTTGAGTATGAGCAAGATAGAGTTAAAAGAAAATCTAAAAAAATATTCGAACTTGGATGAATGTCCAATAAGAAATATCATATCACGATTTTCAGGAAAATGGCCTGTAATTATATTATGTATTCTGTCTGAAAACGAGTGTACGCGTTTCAATCAGATTCAGAAAGCTATTCCTGACATTTCCCCCAAAGTATTATCTGATACCCTAAAAAATCTTGAAACAGATGGTATAATCAAACGAATTGTTTATGGAGAAGTACCCCCAAGGGTTGAATATTCATTGACTAAACTTGGCCTAAGCCTAATGCCATACATTAACAACTCTTGAGTTCAACTTATAAATGCAACTTTTTGGGTGCGGATAATAAGCAATAAAAA